ATTCTGTTTGATGATCAATATGAAATTTTACATAATGGAGTAGATATTCAAACAGTTAGCCCTATGACTACAAAAGAGTATTCAGCTAGAGGCATGACGGCTTTATTGGATGCTATTGGGAAAACAATTAATACCGTAGGAGATAGACTTAGTAAGACAGATGAAAAAGATAAGTCAAGTAAAGTAATCTTTGTTATTACAACAGATGGACAAGAAAATATGAGTAAAGAGTTTAATCGAACACAAATTAAAGAAATGGTTAAATATCAAACTGATAAATATAATTGGCAATTCTTATTTTTAGGTGCAAATATTGATGCTGTAGGAACTGCTCAAAGTTTTGGTATTAGTGGACAATTTGCTTCAAATTATACAGCAAATAGTGTTGGCACAGATTCATTATATACAAATTTGAGTAGAGGTATTACTAGTTATAGAAATGTGGGAATTATGGAAAGTGATTGGAATAAAGATATTAAGTAATAAAATTATAAAGGAGATATAATATATGAATAAATCAGGATTAAACGGTTCAATGCTTTTCAAAATGAGAAATGGTGTTTTATATGCTTTGCTATGTGATTATGAAGGTGATTTTATATTTTATGACGCAGATGATATTAAAGCAGGATATAATGAAGGTACTATTATGTTTGATGATATTGATAATAATTTATTAGCTGCACCATCTAAAGATTATGATATTGTAGCAATTAAACAACGTAATGGATGCGTAAGAGTTATTGCTGACGTTTTAGGGGATAAAGAACCAGAAGAATGGGATTGGGTTGAAGAGGTTGAAAAACCTAAAGAAAAGTCCAATGTTATGAATTTAACTCTTAATATTACAATTGATCCAAATGATGTTCAGTCTGTTTTTAGAGAATTGCATGATAAAATAAGTAGTATGGTTAAAGTTTCAAGATGATAGTAATAGAATAGAAGCATAATTTCATGCTATTTGGTTTATTGGTTTTTAGAATGTATAAATAATTATTTGACAGTAATAAGGTAGTATGTTATACTTATCTAATACGCTATAAATAATATTTTAGAAAGGATAAACAATTTGGACAGATTAAATATTTTTAAAACAGAACTTTCATACATAATTAATCCTAAAATAAAAGAATTTACTGAAAAAGCAATAAATAATTTACCAGAATATTTCTTTTCTGTTCCTGCAAGTTCAAGTGGTAAATATCATAGTTTAGTATGTTTAGGAGAAGGAGGTTTAGTTAGACATACTAAAATGAATGTAAGATTCGCAGTAGAATTACTTAATCTTGAAATGATGAATAAATATACTGAAGATGAAAAAGACGTAATTATATCAGCTTTAATTTTACATGATGGTGTAAAACATGGTCTAAATCATTCGAAATATAGTATTGCTAATCATCCAACAATTATGTCAGAATTCATCAAAGGAAATAAAGAGTTATGTGATGTTTTACCCAAAGAAATATTACATATAATTTTAGGATGTATTGAAACACATATGGGCGAATTCAATAAAGATTATAAGACAAAAAGAGAAATATTACCTAAACCACATGGTAAATTACAAAATCTTGTACATATATGTGATATTTTAGGTTCTCGAAGATATATTAAGGATTTTGATTTCGATGTTAAAGTAGAAAGAAAATCGTCTAATGCTTAAAGATTTAACAGGAAAAACTTTCGGAAAATTATTAGTAATTGAAAGAGCTGAAAATAATAATAAACAAACTATGTGGTTGTGCGAATGTCAATGTATTGATAAAAATTTAAAAATAGTTAGAGGAAGTCATTTAAAATCAGGTTTATCTGGCTAGTAGAAAATGTTTGGAATTTAATTTTGATGTCAAAGTAACAAGATAAATAATAAATAAATATTGAAAGGATGATGCTTATCAAGATGAAAGCATGGGGTTTGACACCAATTAAGAGAATTTGTGGACCACCTATTTCAATATATTTTATAAATTGTCTATGATTAATAAATAAAAATATATTGAAAGAAGGAATTAAATACATATGGCAAAGAAAGAAGATAGAAAACCACTAAAAAAAGGACAATCGTTTTTTCAACTTATCGGAGAAGCTAAGATTACAGATTTTACATATAAAATTGATGAAACATCTAAAAAAACAGATTGGGTTTGGAATCAATTAAACCTTGGAGTAGACTGCGGTAGTGGAAATGTGATTTATACTGACTTAATGGGTGGTTATGGATCTGAGAGAGATAACATTCTTTATGTACACGGTAAGAAAGAAAATGATAATAGTAAATTAGTTGATGATTTTACAAATCAATTTACCATTGCTTGGGAAGATAGATTTGATGAAGATATTCTCGAAACTATTGGTGATCAATGTTTTATAACCATAGGACTTGAAAAAGATAAAAAGGATAAAACATTTCCTAAGAGATTTTTATCTGCATATGATGCTATTGAATATGTTCAAGAACATCTTAAAAATGAAATGGTTATTAATGTAAAAGGGAAATTTGTATATAAAAGATATAATGATTCTGTTACAGTAACAAAGGAAATCACAAGTATTTTCTTATCAAAAGTAGATGATGTTTCTAAATATAAAGCAATATTTACCCAATCTATTCTTCTTGACAAAGATAGCGTGGGTAAATTAGATAAAGATAAAGCTGTTTATCCTATTTATGCAAGAGTAATTGATTATACAAAAATGTACAATGAAGAAGAAGTTAAACAAAATATTGCTTTTAGGAAGACTTTTGAACTTGAAGTAGATAAAGAAAAACCTGAAAATACTAAAAAGTTTATTGATAAAGTATTAAAGGTTAAAAAAGATATTACTGAAGTTACTATTGAAGGGGATATTGTAGAAGGTCAATCATTAGTTAATATTACTGAAGCTGATATTCCAGATGATATTATGGAACTTATTGAAATGGGAGCCTACACTATGGATGAAGCTATAAATAAATTAGCTGTTGGTGGAAGTAAAGATAAGAGAATGGTAATTCGAAGACCTTCTATTAAAATGGTTGGAGAAGAAGATAATAAAAAGCCAGTAATTCTTAAAGTAGAAGGTCAATATAAAGAAGAAGATTTATTCTTTGACTTTATGATTGAAAGGGAAGAAGAGGAAGAATCAGGAAAAGACACTCCTGAAAATAGCGAAGAAAGTGAAGATGCTACTGACGAAGAAGATACTTCATGGATGGACGCATTAGACGAAGATTAAAAGGTCAAATACTTAGGAGGAGTAGTTATTATCTTCTCCTAAGTATATATATAAAATATTAATATAATTATTGAAAGAAGGAATATTGATTGGCAGAAAGAAAATTTGGTAAAAAGAATATAATTAAAGTAGATCCATTAGCATATAATTTAGGATTAATTGGTGAATCGGGGATAGGAAAAACTACTCTCGCAAAGGAAGTATGCGAGAAACTTGTTGGTGAAAATGGATATATGGTTTTTAATATCGGTAAAGAGGATGGCATTGACGCTATTGCAGGTGCTATTTATGAAGATATCCCAGATTGGGATGCTTTTGAAGAAGTTACTGATGATATTTTAGAAAATAAACTTACGGACTACAAAGACCTAAAAGTTATTATCTATGATACATTAGATGAATTATTTGATATTGCTGAGCCAGAAGTAATTAGATTACATAATAGAGAAAACCCTGAAAAACCCACTCAATCAATTAAAGCAACCTTTGGTGGATATATGGCAGGAGAAGATAAAGCTGCTGAAATTATCTTAACTAGAATGTGGGAATTAAAAAAAGTTGGGGTTAGTATGTTTATTATCGGACATACAAAAAAGAGAACGATGACAGACGTTGCTACCGGACTTGAGTATGACATGTTGACTACAAATATGTCTCATAGATACTTTAGTGCTTTAAAGACTAAATTACATGTACTAGGTGTAGGATCTATTGATAGAGAAATTACACAAACTAAAACTGGAAAAAAAGTTGGAAAAGGTAAAGATAAAAAAGACGAGATCAAAGG